ATTCCCCACCAAGTGGCGGTGACATTGGTTGGCCATATACTTGAAAAGGCTAATCTTATCGGAGGTCAATCCGTTGATCTTGCCACCGGAATCACCGGTCCCTCATTATTTGATAATGGTTATGTGCGTTTAGCTTTAATCCTAGGTGCTTCGCCTAGGAGGTTCACTTACAAAAACCACACCTGGGTCTCCAGGAGGGGTATAATGATGGGTGAACCACTAGCTAAAGGTGTTTTAACTTTACTTAATCTTGCTGCCGAAGAACTGGCGTTCTTCGATCACTGCGTAGAGACCGGCGTTAAACCGGTCTTTGGGCTTGGCATGATTAAGAAAGATAAAGAACTTTTCCCTGTTTATTCTGAGCCTTGGCGTTGCGTTACGGTCGTCGGGGACGACCATGCCGCCTATGGGCCAGAGAGTTATCTCTGGCGCATAACCGAGAATCACAATAAGTGGGGAAGTATTCTATCAACTGATAAACATGGCTCTGGCGATATAGTCAGATTATGTGAAGAGGTAATCATAAAACCTTTCAAAGGAATGTGGCTAACCGCATATCCTACTGAATATGTTTATGAAAAATCTCTTATCATTGATAGTATAAAGCTACGTCTTGTAACGAGGGCTTGCAGGCCCCGAGACTATAATCAGGATACTAATCCTGCTATAGGTAAAGGCATAGCTATTTCTGAGAAATTGTCTCAGATGGTTTCATCAAGACGAGACCGATCATGGAAGAAGATGGTGGTCCAAGCCTTTGCTCATTCCTATTCAAGGAATTTGCCTCAAGGCAAGGATCTTCATCACATGTGGCTGCCGAAGGCATTCGGCGGTCTGGGCCTCGCGATTGATGACGAAGATCTTGTTGAACACATTAAACTATCTGGTAATTTTACCAGAATTGTAATGGGTGCAGCAAGTAATTGTTTCGAAGATTTTGATCTCGGAAAGCTGAGGAGAATGAGACGTCAATTGTCTGCATTAAACTCAATGAAGAACCATTCTCATGGTTTCTCCTTTCCATCAATACTTCAAAACAGTATAGACGATTATGGTTGGGAGCTCGCGTGTGAAGCGATGAGCTGCAATCCACCGATAACTCGGCAGATTTGCGACTATCCAAAGTACCGTGCAGGTAAATGGATCAACCAACCGGAAATCGAAAAAGATGGTTTCATGCTAGAAGATAAAGCGTTGAAGGAACTCTCTCGAGGTGCCTGTTTCAACGAGATCTTCTCAGCTGAGAAACCAGTCGTTACACCGTTTAGGCCCATTCCATATAAGAAGAGGATGAAACAAGTTATTGTTTCACTCAACGAAATATTCGAATGGACTAAACTGAATACTGAAACAGGAGAGTTTGAGGAAGACATCGAGGTCCCACCTCTTCCAGAAAACCTGGAATTGGTGGTAAACTTTCTAGTCGACCAACAACTCGCCGTCTCGTGGGAAGGAACTCCCTTAAACGAGATTTCAGCACTTGTCCAGAATGAAGAGGTTCCCTTTATCGAGGGACAACCAATGCATTTTCTGGTCAAAAATGTTCAGAAAACGTTCAAGGAACTGGTCGAGAAGGGTTTGCCAGTGCTAGCCCTTCCACAGTTGCTTGAAAAAGGCCATCAATGCCCTCCCTTATGGGGGGAGTACGTTCAGGTTAAAAGTCTT